CCAAGGAAGGTTGTTAGGACAGCTTGGTACTTTTCATATTCTAGGTATTGTCGTGTAATACCACGGATAACTGCACCAGCACCAGCTGCAATTGCGAATTGTGCTACACGGCGAAGGCTACTTGATACTCGTTGTGCTTGGCTGTCGAGTCTCTTTAAGTCACTTTCAACTCTGTTAATACCCCTTGAGGCATTGTTGACAGCTTTGATAGCAATTGTATAATCAACCATGTTCTTCCTTTACCGGCCTTGGGCCTTTCTCTCTTGGTGGACTTCATGGAAATAAACTTTCCACATGTTAAGTTCCATCATGGACATTAACATGACATCCTCTACTTTCATATGTAGGTGGCTTGCTAAATCAAATGCAAACCGGATATCATTGTCCTTTATGAGTTTCCCAAATCTTCCTCTGCCATGTCGCCAAAGACATCCCCCATATCACTTGCTAAACGGAGTAGTACATCCGGATCTGCACTTCGCATAAGTGTTATTTTGTCTGCTTTTTTAAACAATGGCTTTCCCTCTTCATCAAGGGCACGAGTAATAATACCAACTACAACGGCTTCAAGCATTTTGCCGCCGTTTGCTAGTTCAGTAATTTCACTCATTTGATTTAGGTTTATTTTCTTTTTGTAGAACACATCTAGGTCCCACTCATCTATATGAAGTGGTCCCTGAAGTTCAGTTCCACTAACTTGCTCTCTAAAGTGCTGTTTGACTTTATCAATTGGGGTGTTCATTAATTATTTCCTTGGTGTTTTAAGGCAATCTTGCCCGTAGTCATATTTATGTTCTAGTGCCCCTTCCAGTTTTCTTGATAGCTGGGGTAACGATTCCATTAAGTGCTTGCTTACTTGTTCCAGTATCCAAAACACCAATGTAGGGAACACGGTTTTCAATTACTTTAATAGTTGCTGGACTATTAATATCCACACTACCAGTTTTCCGCCAACCACGGCGGGCCCGCCCTTCATCAATAGGGGTCTGTTGTCTTAGGTTTTGCTCCAAGTCAGAAAAAAAGGAGCCAAGGTCCCTGTTGATCTCGCTGTTTAGCTTTTTTATCACTTTACGAGGATCACTAGACATCTCGGCTCCTTTAATTTAGTTTAGGCTACAGCACCTTCAGTTAGAAGTCCCTTACCCTGGAGGGTAAGTGAGGAACTAACAATGCCGTCAAAGGTTGAGTTGATTGTTTTACCGGTAACAATTGCTGTACCTGTAAATTCAACATCACCACTGACATCACCTTCTGGATAAAGGTTGAGAACAACCTCAGTGCCAACAACAACTGCTGTCTGTCCAGTATCGTCTGGGTCCCAATGTACTTCCGCACTTGCAGTCCAGTTTTTATAACTAGCAATAAAGTCGCGGTAAACATCGCCCATTGCGGTGCAGTCAATTGTCTCTGCTGTTTCTTCTACTGAGAAGTTAGTTACTTCACCGATAGTAACAGCACCAATTTTAAGCACACCGTCTTTGCCTACATAACAAGCCATTAAATTTCTCCATCTTGTTCTAGATCATCGTGATCTGGTTTGACATCTTCCGGATCTGGTGTGTCTTCTACCAGTGACCAACCCCGTTTGAGTAGTTTCTCAACACGAGCTTCATCAATTTCATATTCTTTTCCATCTTTATACATTTTAGACATTAACTAGTTCCCTTCGTAAAACAGTATTCACATTGTACAGTAATTGCTAAACTAGCATAAGGTGCACTTTCTCCAGTTGTAATTAATGCAATATCAATTACTTGTGTGTCTAGTGCATTACTGCCCCTTGTTCTATCTGCCTCAAGAGCAGTGTCAATAATCTCAAGTAGTGTGTTTCGATCAGTGTCACGGCTTCCGCTTTTTATGTAGATATGCAAGACAAAATCAATAGTTCCCATGCGAGTAATAGCACTACCACCCATAGTTGTATCTTCTCTTGTCTCATTAGCACTTTGTACAAACACTAGTGGCATACTAGTTGCCGCTAAGTCATTAATAATAACAGGCTCTCTAACTACTTTTTTAATAGTAAAGGGTCTAGTATCATCAGTAATTGTTTGCTTGAGAGTATCTACAATATTAACTGCAATTTTCTCTCTAGTGCTATCTGTTACCGCCATAGTCTATCCTGCTGGTTGTAGTATTCTTCACTCTCATCAATTACTGTATCTTCATTGTAATCGTATTGAATACCAATAGCAAACTGGTCACTCATTTCTTCTGCAAAGCGAGCTTGGTAAAACTCCATTTGCTCTTGAAAAGCATCACTATCTGTCCGCCACTGTGTAAGTCGCGGCATGATGTAGTAACCAATTGCACGATACATTGTGGCTTGTGTCCACTGGGCTTCTACTAAGTTTAGTGGATCCCAATTATCGTTGTTGTATCGCTTGTTGTACCACTCAGCTTGGATTTTGCGAAGGATATCATTTTCTGCTCGTGTTAATTCCGCTGTCCAATCCTGAACCTCATGTTCAAAGATTGACGAATTTAAGTTAAGCAAGTCGTTATTGTCAGCAAATGCCATCAGATTTCCTCAATATGCAAATGGTGGCGACTAAATGCCGCCACCAATATAGTCGAATTATGTTTCGACTACTGTTCCGGTTGATTTAACCACGATACCACGAGCCTGGTCAACAACACCAACACCTGCATGTAGGTTAGCAACTAGGTCCCAACCAACAGCTTCAGCTCGTCGCTGAATCTCAAGGTCAACACCTTTTTGTACACCAATTCGCATAGCATCTTCGCCAAACACGAGGCCTTCCCAAAGGTGGTCAGGAGCAGCAATGTCTTCTGTGATGAAGCTGGATTCAAAGATTTGAATACCTGCAACATAACCAACATAACCGCTTCGCATAGCTTCGTTCTGTGCATCAGCATTCGCAAAAGCTGCTGTATTAAGAGTCTTCTTAATATTAACAGTCTGGCGAGGGTGTAGGATAGCATAAAGCGGTCCCATTACTTCGTTTGAACGGAGTTCAGCTGCTGCATCAAACATATCATCGATAGTAAGTGCAGAGTTTGTGCCTGAACCAGTAACTGCTGTGTTAGCAACAAAAGTCTGGAAAAGTGCAGTAACATCTTGGTCGAAAGACTGTGCAACTGCATTACCAAGCTGACGGCCAACAGTTGCTGGGTTAACACCACCAACATCACGAAGGATAGTACGACGAGCATAAACACTCATTGGAATGTTTACTGTGCTGTCTGTGATAGCTGTTGAAGTGAAGTCATCGCTACCAAAAGGTGCTGCTGCTGAGTCTTTTTCACCAGCAGATGCCTTAGCAAGTACAGGTACTTGTAGGACTGTGCTACCAGCTGGAACTGATTCCATTGGGATAATTCCGCCTGGTAGATATAGTGAGCTCTCTTGTGCTGCAAATACTGTTGCTGCAAGAGCTGGAGTCATCAAAGACTCTAAGTTAAAACCACTGTTATTAGACATGGGTTATTTCCTTTATAGTTTGCCTTCTTTCATGAGCTTTTTATATGCAAGGTTTGCGGCTTTATCGCCATTTCGCATTCGCTCAGTTAAGGCAGTGAGATCAAGCTCTTGCTCAACCCTGGATGTAGTGTTACTTGAACTGTTTGATCCTGGTTTGCCAGCAGCCTTAAAGTATGGATTAGAGTTAATAAACTCTGCTACAATATCATCAATACCGACTGGTTCGCCTGTATCTACATTGTAACGAATTTCACCTGCACCATCTAGTACGACTGGGTTTCCGCTTTCATCTAGTTTAACACTATCACGAAGTAGCTTTGCCACATGTTCTGGATTAGTAGCCTTGTGCTTGCTTGCTGCATTAACAAGGGCACCATCTACACGAACACTTTTAAGCTCTGAACGAAGTTTATTAATTTCGGAATCTTTTTTCTCGGCGGTTTGCTTGAGAACTTTATCAAATTCCTGCCGCTTCATCATCTGCTCTTCTTCCTGCTGTTCTTTTGCAGTTTTAAGCTGACGATATTCATCGACATTTATATCTTCGTATTTCTTTTGAGCTTGGCTTAGTCGCTTCGCAACGATGGCATTCAATTCGTCTTGTGTGAATGTCTTACCACCTGTATCCTGAGTATCATTGTCGCCTGTATGTTGAGCACCCTCAGTTGTGTCAACTTGGCTATTATCCATGGTGTTTTGGTCGTCCATGTCCGTCCTCCATTATGAGTATATCACATTTATTTATGTGAATCAGGCAATCTCGCCTGTGTCTAAATCATCTCCTACAGAAAAGTCAGTAGCTGGGGTTTCCATAATGCTCGTAACTACTTCATTCTGCTCATCTTCGTCATGAATTGTAAGCTTCGCAATTTCAACTTCAACCCACTTGTGGAAGTCCATATTAGTAGTAAGCATTTTAGCCTTTTCCAATACAGTCATTTCATAACTTGCATCTCTAGTATCAAATGTCTTAATATATTCCACTTTAAAATCTGGTCCAGGTGTAATGTCCATCCATTCAAACCATAAGTTCCAAATTTTATATTCTGTTTCTTCTATAATATCACTCAAATCACTAAGTTTGGAGTTGAGTAATTGTCGTTCTGTTTGCAATGCAACACCACTCATTGCTGCACCCTTAGTTGAGCGAACAGCACCAAGGTGTGTCATTGCATTAATTGAGTCAATATCATGTTGTATTGCTGCAAGGATTGATTCCACACTACCACTTGGCTGTAGTAACTGTGGATATAGTCCTGGATCCATATCATCTGGCAGTGTAATAATACCACCTGCACCTGCTTGTGCTTTTGTTTCAGCAGTTTTAGCAAGCATAGGGTGTCCACTTAGGCGAATAGTTTGCTCTAATTCGCTTAGTTTGTTGTATATACTCCGTTGCATGTCAGCAACATCATTTAGGATGCTTTCACCCATTCCAGTAACTGGTGACTTGTGTGGGATAAGAGGGATGAAAGGAATCTTACCAAGGTTATTTGGCATTTCTTCCATGCTCAATACTTCTTCGTATTCCTGGTTAAGGCTGTCTACTTTAACCTCAAACACTTCAATACGATCAGTATACCAACATTTAATAGTGTGCCTGTCGCTTGCAGTCTTTTCAATTACTTTGAAATAAGTTAGTTCTTTGAAGGGTCCACTCTTTGTAAACTCCCAATCAGTTACCATCTGTGGTGTGTACATTGTTGTGTAGGCAAATATGCCTTGTTCTATTTCGTCTGCTGCACTCATTGCAGCAATGCTAGGACGGTCAACACCAATCCAAACATGTCCAAGTACCATAGCCCAATCAAGTGCAGTCTTAAGGAAACTGTCTATTGTTTGTCCATCGTAGTCTGCATTGTCCATGAATTTGTCAACAAAAGGGTTACCATAAAGATTGCCTAATGTACGATTTGGTGATTGTCGCCACAAGTAACTGCGGTAAATGTCCACAGTTGTTTTGACATGGTTGTCTAGAGGTGTGACATCAATTCGTGCCGCATAAGCATCAAAAGGAGCCTGGTCTTCACCCCAGTATTTGCGAAGGTATCCGCCTTCTTTGTAGGTGTCCCCACCAATGTATGATGAGTACTGAAAGTGCCATCTCTTGCTCTGTCTTATGTAGTCATCATGCTTATGATTAAGTTTGTCCAATAGGCTCATTTGTATTTCCTATACTGTATGTATTTAGTGTTATTAGATTCTTTAATTATCATCAAATAGCACCGTAGTAATCTGGTGTTCTGTCGTTGTCTACCGGTTTCTTAATCGGCATTAATGAATGTACAAGATACCCAAGGGCATCGTTCATGTGATCATACCCTGAATTCTTATCAGGCTGGTGTGTATCGCCTTTATATGTTTGCTTTTCCAAGCACTCAACTAGCTTTTTACACTTCTTACTAATGTGTAAACGAGTATCACCGTTTGCATTTTCAAATGATGCATTAACAGCATTAATTCTGTCTTTAACTGGTGGGTTTCGCCTTGGTGACTTAACTTCAAAGCCAGCCATTTGTAGTATTTTGTGGTCCGTATTGCCTTTTGTGCTGCGATTACCGCCACTTGCATCTGGATAAGCAACAATATTATGTGCTGGATATCTCAATTTAATCTCATCACACATTTCCTGTGTGTTGCTTCCATATATCTCAATGTTATCAAACACTTGTAGGTGTGTTCCATTCCAACGAGCACAGACGGCTGCTAAAGGACTGACATTAAAGTCAATTCCAATGTGTACAACATCTTTCTCACCTAATATAAAACCATCAACCAATCTACTACGATTAAAGTTATAATAGATGTTGTTAGCATAAGTCTCAAAGCTTGCCATATACTCCTGACGGAATGTTCTTGTATCCAAGTCTGCTTTTGCTGATTCTATTTCATCAGCAGTAACATTACCCCCGTCAAGTGTAGTAAACTGCCAGCTTGTCCAATCGTCCAAACCCTCTTGCCCGCGATCATAAAGCTCTTTAGCCCAATTGCCGACACCCTTAGGAGTTCCAATAAACAAAGCATGTCCATTGCGATCGGACAAGGCTGGTCTTACAACCTCAGTCCATGTTTCAATATCAATGTCAGCAAACTCATCAAATACAACAAAGTCAACACCAAGTCCACGGATACTATCGTAGTTGTCAGCACTTCGTAGCATTATCTCACTGCCATTAACTAATGTTATTGTTAATTCGCTTTCATTAACCTTTTTAGTCCAGTTAACTTTGGAAAGTCTACCTTTTAAGTCTTTCCAAACAATTTGCTTTGCCATCCTATATGATGGGGCAATATATAGTATCTTCCTATTAGGCAACCTAGCAAATCTAGCTAACTCACGGATAGCTAGCCATGTCTTGCCCATACGACGACCCGCTATTAATACTCTAAAGCGGCTATCACAGTCAGCAACAGCTTTTTGTGGAACATTCAATCCCATTCAGAAAAGTCTCCAACCATTGTCATATATCTGCCATATTCCATTTGTATTCCTATAATAAACTCTTCCTTAACATACACAAAGTTACCATCACACATTGCTAATGAGTTAAAGGAAAGCTCATCCACCAGAATCATGTCAATTACACTAACAACACCATCACCTTTGTATATTAAGGCAGTCATAGTAACTGTGTCATATATTATTCGTGTTGTGTCTAAGTCTAGTGGATGTGTCATTCAGTATCTCCATCTAATTCATCAGTCCATGGTAGAGGTGCATTCATTGCACTCTCATTTGGATCATCACTTTGTCCAAGGATGTTTTTACCAAGCCAGATGAGCATTGTTTTATCGCCTGACAGTGCTAAATCAATTTGCTTCTTTCTCAGTGCTTGCTTTGTTTGTGCTCTACCCATAGCAATCTCTGCATGGAAGTTAAACTTTAGTGTGTCAGCATGTATACCAAACCACTCTGCCATCTCTTTATAGGAACACCACATACGAGCAAGCCTAACAACTTCTTCTGGATCAACAGGAACTTGGTCCCTGCCAACAAGGATACCTTTTTTAACAATCTCACCCTCTTTTGGAGGACGATTGCTTTCTAAGTTTCTCTTTTCAACTCCGCTCATTCGTCTTTTCCTAATGTGTTGCCACTATTTACATACAGGCCGAACCATGCCGCACCTGCAGATATAATCGTTGTTGCAAAAGCCGCTTGTGATGCGGACGGTATAGGGAGGCCCATGAACCACAGTGCTGTCTCTGTGCATAACCAAAAATAGAATAAGATAAAGCCCCGTGGGAATAGCCGCCAACGAGTAAAGTATATTGGTAATAACCATAGCCATCCTTGTTTGTTTACATTGCTCATTATCCAATCTTCTTAATTGTGAAGTGTACTGGCCATCCATCACCTGCATCATTCCATTTTAGACTCCAGTCTGTACTTGACATTTTGACAGTTAGTCTAACATCTGTTGTTGAAGCAAAGTCAAAGTATGAATCAAAACTGACGGATATTGGGAAATTTCTAGGGCTTGAAGCCAAAAGACCATCGCTTCTACCAGCATGTAACATTGGAATGTTACCAGGATTTCCAGACCCGTCTTCTAGTCTAAAGGCAACATTAGGTAGAGCAAAAGCACCAGCAGTCAATAAGTAACCACCTAAATTTGTTGTGATAATATATTTTCCAGCTACCAGGCTGAAGTGGTTAGCACCAGCAGTTAGAGGTGTGGCAATGTTGTCTGGGTCAATCTGTTGATATACATCAGCACCAAAATTTGGTCGTTCAAAGCCCGAAATATTTGGCGGGGTATATGTTACGGTTTTAGCATAAATTATTGCAACACTTGTGCCACCACCGCCACCTGCACTTGCTGCTGGTAGCCATTCGCCTGCTGTTGCATTCCAGGTTAGCAAATCACCATCAACTGGTGCTGTTGTTACTGTATCAACATCACTTAGAGCATTGATACTTGTAGCACCAATACGAGTGTCAACACGACCATCTGTGTAATATAGATTGGTGCCTTCACTTAGATCAGTAGTTGAGTTACCTGTTAAGT